GAAGAAATCCTTTTTCAAATCATACAAGGATTGCCATGTTGAGATTATAATTGGTTTGTTTGTTACCTTTTCTTGACCTCCAAAAATTTTGTGGACGAATTTTTCGACTTCAAATGTTTTGTCTGCTTTTGCATAGGCCTCAAAATCAGAATACATCTGACTTACCAACGAAAGTGTTGGTACAATGATTAGTGATTTTTGTGGAAAATAATATCGTACCAGATAGTAAATGATAAGAGATTTGCCTGATGCAGTTGGTGAAAGAAGTACACATCTTCGTTTATCAATCGAGTGTCGAATTGCACTATTTTGATAATCTCTTAGTCTATATTCACAAGGAAATGATGTAAGAAACTTTAGATAATCTTCATTGGATATGGGTTCGATTGAATCATTTGTTTGATCAATAAGTTCATATTCTCTGTCACTCGCAAAACGTTGTATTCTATTTTTCAGACCATAATATATTTTTCCATTATTAATATTATAAAGATAAACATATCCATCCCATTTTTTCCTGCGGAACATGGGCATGAATTGATAATCTTTTGGATGAAATCGAAAATAGTGGTTGAGTTCCATCTTCACTCCCGGCTCGCAAGAAAGTCGTAGATAAACCTCGTTCTCTTTTTCCATTAAAATCTGCATGATCACCCAAGTCCTGCAACAAATTTCCTCCAATTGATTGCATTATTAATATGAAAACTTCTATTCTCAATCATTGAAAGAACCGATTTCAGATAATCGACTTTACCTTCTTGTTCATTCAATATTTTCTCCGCTTTCTGCAATGATTCATCGGCTGCAACGTAGTGTTTTTCTAACTCTGATTTAGAAATTCGTATGTTGTGATCAGGCGCCTTGCCATTCTTAGAAATAACTACTTCCCAACGTTGTTGAAAAAGAACTTTCCAATGAGTTTTGAGATCACTGAGTTTACGTTTTTCTTTGGAATATATGTTTAAGTATTTTTGATGTAGATTGGGTATTTTCAATGATTCATTGTCCAAATCTTTATCATCAATGTGAGAGTCCTCCCCCCACATTTCCATAATGTCTTCAATTGTCATAATTTTTTTAGTTGTTCAATAGATTTTTTATTTCATAATTTGTATAACGAAATCCTGCGGTAGCAGTAAAATATTCTAAATCAGTATTTGCACTATCAAAATCAAGTGCAGAAAGAGAAATTGGAAACGCCTCATAAAAATGAAATTCCATTTGAGGATTCATTGCACTTGTCAAAATAGTAAGAACAAGTGTCGAAACTGTTCCTCCCCTTTGAGTTAAATCTGATTGTGCTTTGAGTAAACGATAATTTTCACCCCCTTCTGCCAAGCCCAATGCAATTATACGATCATAAATTTCTATCCAATTTTTCATGTGTTCATCAACAATAAATCTGACAGATAGTTCTTCAAAATTAACTTTGTTTCCGGCAAAAGGTATAGTTACATATGGTGTAAATACATCTATTCCTTCAATTGATACACCAGGCACATTTATTGCCTGACAAAACCAAGTTAAATTTGGTGCATCTTGCATTGTCAGTCGAAAACTGATATTTGAAAGATAATTTAAATTGTCTGGTACTGTACTTCCTGCGGCCATGATTTCCTTTTTAGTCCTTCTATACTATTTATTCAACAGATTTTCAAACTCGCCATAATCCATATCTTTTCCAACAAAAATAAATTTAGAATTTGGGTATTCTTCTTCGATGTGTTTATGTTGACCAACCCAAGAATCTTGTTTTTCATCGTGAAATTCTGTAATAGAAGTTCCAAGAAATATACCATCTTTTGTTTGATCGTGATAATAATCAAACCCTACGCAATAAAAAAATGTTTCACTAGGATTTTGTTGAGCGGCCAAACGGAGTGCAACTGTATCAGTAACCCATTCTTCAAATGTACTGTCTGACCACCAAGCAATATTTTCAGTTGGATCAGATGAATCAATCCAAATGAAATACATAACTCCTTCATGTGCAAATTGAATGAAATTGTCTGTTTTTGGTTGATTCTCTCCGATTTTATATTTTTTATCGGTTGTCTGTTTAAGCATGTCATAATGCATACTTGGAATTAAATCAAATCCTCTAAAATAACATTTGTATTTTTTCGTTAGATCATTGGTTATCAATTCCAATTGTGCATCGATATCTTGACAAACTAAATGATTTGGTATGAATTTACGATAAATGAAATCACAACCATACGTAACATGTTTTTTGAAAAGATTTAAATCGGAAACAGATTTTGATTGACCATTTCCTATCACTATAATCATTGCGGCCTCACTGGAAAATTATCACTACAAATAAAAAAAGGGAGTAGATTTCTCCACTCCCTTTCAGAAATCCTACTATATGTAGGTCAAGTATTACATTAAGTTGGTAATTGCAGCTTTTCTGTAATATACATTCAAGTGAGGATTGGTTCCAAGAACACCTGTCATACGACCAGTTGAAGCACTTGCATTTTCTGCAAATGGGTTTGCAACTAGACCATAACGTGTCTTGAAAGCAATCTGTGGTTGAAAACTAGAACTATCAACCGCACGAACCATTTGCAACGGAACGTATGGGCAATAGAAAATTCCAGCATCCATCGGTGAATCACCTTTATAACCTACACAATAAAATTCTTGTGCATTTGCATCTGCATATGGATCAACATATACTTTATAGCGTCCGTTAAGAACACCAGCGAAAGTTGAAGATGCGGTATCTGTATTCAGATCTGTGCTCATTGCAGGAGCATAATCCAAAATACCTGCCATTTGAAGGGCAGAGGCTACATCAGATGAAGTCATCAGAATGTTTCCTTTTCCTCTTCGTGTGTCTTTACCAATCTGATTTGCATCTTTTTCAATCTGCATCATCAGACCTTTGAACTTCTCAACCATCCAACGACCATTGGAATCGGTATCAAGGTCAAAAAGACCGGCAGTAGTTGTACCAATTTGGGCACCAACTGCGGCGTTGATATAAATCTTACGAACAACCTCACGGTTAATTTCTGCAAGAATTTCCATAGATAGAATGTTAGCAAGTTCTGCTTCTGCATCCAGACCATGAACTGCACGTAGATCCTGTGCAAGTTCCATTGAATAGGAACCCTTCAGGGCACGTGTACCGGCTGCGATTGAAACTTTTTCAATCGAGAAGGACATTTCACCAGCGACATCGCCCTCACCACCGTCTGTTTCCAGAGCACTTGATGCGGAGAATTCGTTACCAGTTTGTCCACTACCATCACCGGCAGTAATTAAAAGACCTGGCGTTTTAACTACGTCACCCGATGCGTGTCCTGGCGTACCAGATTCACTTGCAACAGTATCGGCATTGACTCCAGGCATTTCCGCACCTGACATAGAATTAACTCGACTCTTGAGAGCAAAGATCAATCCAGTTGGGCCGGACATAGGTTGTACACCACAAACATCGTATGCTACGAGTTGGGGCATTGCACGCCGAACCATTGAGATCAAAACTGGATCTGCAAAATCGGCACTTACATGGGTTTGGTTTCCAGCACTACCACCTAATGATGCGGATGTATCAGTAAGACCCATCACAGTAGTAGGTGTAGCCTCCATTAAGAGTCCAGTACCACTTTGATCTTGAGCATATTGAGCTTCAACATTTTCAAGACACATAGCAGTAACCGCTCTACGATATGGATCACTGATCTTAGGAAGATCTGGATGATCCAAAACTGGAGCCCACTTTTTATTAATTGTTTCTGAGAGTTGCATTTTTTAAACTCCTTAAATTGTTAAAAAAACTTAAAATTATTATTAATTACGAGCAATAGCTTTACTATATGCTTCCATGATGTTATTCAACTTAGGGTCAGAAACTTCTTCTCCATCAGATGATCCATCACTTTCTTGTTCAACATTTTCATCCTGTTTTGTTTGATTAGGGAAATAACTTTCCTTAATCGTCTTAACTTTATTCTCAAAATCGTCTTTATCATCTTCGTAAGAAACACCCTCTACGAGAGATTTCATCTTTTCCGATTGTGTGTCTGCAAGGTCTTCGCAAACTTCTTCTAAGATCTTGTCCTTACGATATTCGTTAAGTTCACTAGTAACTTGAACGTTATCATCGATTTGAGAGTTCAATTTTCCTTCAAGTTCTTCCACCTTGTCGTAAAGGCTTTCAACGATGTCAACTTTTTCGTCTGGAACTTCGATATAATGTTCAGTAAAGAGATTTTTAAGTCCGCCTATGAACTCTTCAGTAAGTTCACTTTTCAATGAACTATCAAGCGCAAGTTCGTTCTCTTTCATCCACTCTTCAACTACGTAGTTGAGATAACCATCGACTTTTTCAGTCAATTCGTCACGGAATGAAACAATCTCTTCTTGAAGATTTGACTGATACTCTTTTTCGAGTTCGTCAATCTTTACGGTTGCAATTTCCATTACCTTCTGGTGAACTGCGGCTTCAAAGATAGTAGAAGCTTTGGTCTTAAACTCTTCTGAAAGTTCTTCACCATCTACTAATGCATCGATATCTTCTTTTACATTAATTTCAGGCATGGAAATTTTAATTTTCTTTTTCTTTTTACCTATTTTAACTGTGTCACCTTCTGGTGTTGCATCATCGGGCGTTTCTCCACCCAAATCTTCTGCTTCTGCAACATCCATAAGATCTTTCCATTTCGCAGAAACTTCTTCTTTCTTCAGACCATTGACTTTATCGAAAAGGGCTTTGATCATAGCAGATTTAGTAGAAGGAACTTTAACTTCCTCTTTCTTTACTTGCTCTTCTTCTTCCTCTTCTTCGTCATCGTCATCATCTTCGTCTTCGTCATCATCTTCTTTGACTTTTGCTTTGGGTGCTTCTGCAATAATTTCTTCTTTTTCTTCTTCTTCAATTTGTTCTGGAGCTTCAACAAGTCCTTCTTGCTCAGTTTCTTCCAGAATTTCTTCTTGAGTTGTATTTTCCATAGAACTTGATACTCCTAATAGTTAATGGTATATTTCGTTTATTGTATTAATATTTATAATATCACAACTTTGATAATAAATTTTTAAACTCATTTATTTTTACTTCCTCAAGTTTTTTGGAAGTGGCGTTTAGAATATTATTCTTTGCCCGTTCTATCTCCTGTTCACGCAAAAGTCCATTATCCCAAATCCATTCTCTTCCTTCCATAATACCTTCTACGAAAGCATTTGGTGCTGATGGATCTGCAACAATATCAGCTGCGGTTGCAAGATAAAAATCTTTTTGTACAACCTGAGCGTTCTTTACATCTTGTTTTAATGTTCCCATTCCCCTTGAAGAAACACCTAATCTTGCACCTTCATCAATCAAACATTTGACAATTTGACCATTTGGTGTGTTCAAAATCTTTGCTCGTCCAACAAAATTCTTACCTTCTTTAACTAAAGAGGTGATCATGTGCGATGCACGATCTAAATTAACTGTCGGGCCATCAGGATGTCCAAGTTCTCCAAATGCACGTTTTGGTTCTACATATTCCTTGACATATCGATTTACTTCTTTTTCAAGAATGGGTAAGGGATATACTCTGCCGTTTTTATTCTTTTTTTCAGACTGCATGAAGATACCTTCAATGAAGTACTGTTTGGGTTTATCTGAACCTTCTTCAATAAATTCATA